GGCAATAAAGAATAAGAGTTTATTTTAATTACTAGGAAGATAACATGACAGTAAAATCAGTAATTGAAATAGATGTCTTAGATGAAAAGTTTAAAGCTTTTCAAGAAGCTTTTAATAAATACAAAAAGTCTGTTGATGACCAAGCTAAAAAATGGAAAGAAATCAATAAGACTTTAGAAGAAGCAGAAAAGCGTCAAAAAGCTTTTAATAAAGCATTTCAAGATGGTGGAGTTGCTTTAAAAAATGCTGTAAGTTACACATCTTCTATAGCTTCCAATATGGCTTCTGCGGCTATGTCTGCCGCTAAATGGCTTACTTATAGCGCAATTGGTGGTGGTTTTGGTCTTGGTGGTTTAGCCAGTTCAGCCAGCAATTTACGCAGAGAAGCTACAGGTCTTGGGGTTAATACAAGCCAATTAAGAGCCGCTAGAACTTATGGTGAACCTTATTTGGGCGGCATTGAAGGGGTAATGTCTAATATTCAAAGACTTCAAACTGATATTACTCAACAATATAAAGTTGGACTTGTAGGTGGAAAACAAAATAAAAATTCGTTTGAAAATCTTCCTGATGTTTTAATTAAAGCCAGAGAATTATTAAAATCTTATGGTGGTGATATTTATTCTGCAAAAGCAGTTACAGGCGGAGCATTAGGTGATGTTTTAAGTGATGAACAGTTGCAAACTGTTGGCAATATGAAACCAGAAGAATTTGCAAGAATGATTTCTTCTTTAAGAACAGGCGCAAATAATTTTGCTGTAGATGAAGCAAAATATGAATCTTTTAGACAATTTTGGGTTTCTTTAAAAGAAGCTGGAAATATTATTGAAAATTCTTTAATTAAAAATTTAGACAATCTAACTCCACAGTTACAAAGATTAGCTGAAACAATTGCAAAAGTTATTGATGACTTATTAAGTAGTGAGCAATTTAAAGATGCAATGAAAACAATTAATGATGGAATTAAAGAATTTGGAAAATATTTATCATCAGGTGAATTTAAAGATGATATGAAAACTTTTGGCGAAGCTTTAAAAGCATTGGCAAAAGTTATTGTTGCAACTGCGGAATTTTTTGGTTTAATTCCTGATAAATCAATGAAAAATCAACCTACAGGTTTAAATTGGTTTTCTGAAGCAAAAAATTCTGGATTTTCTGGAACTGTATCAAAAGATAATCAAGGCACTCCGCTTGACCAAACAATAAGTGAAAAAATTCAAGGAATTAATAATTCCGTTGTTTTAAAAGGTGTTAATCAAAAATTAGCTCAATCTGTTCAAATGGCTGGATTAACTGCTGTTAGCGGTTATCGTTCAGAAGAACAACAAAAAGTTTTATATGATGCTTGGATTGCTGGCGGAAAAAAAGGAAATCTTGTAGCTCCACCGGGTCAAAGCACACATCAATTTGGTCAAGGTGTTGATGTATCAACAGCAAGCATAAAACAATTTTTATCTAAGCATACAGAAGAAGAATTAAAAGAACAATATAATCTATATAGACCATATGGTGCAAAAGATCCTAACCATGTTGAACTTGCTAATCCTAATAGAATGGATCTTTATGTTCATTTTGATGGTCAAGCTAGTAAAGCTAATGCAATGGTAGGTAGACAATAATGACTTCTTTAGCTAAATCAATATTTACATCCGCTTTTGAAATAGCTCCTATTTGGCTTGTAGGTGGTCTTGCTGACTATGTTGGTGGATATGTACCAATTACTTTATTGACTGAAATAGTGGATTTACCCGGTCTTTCTAGTAAAGAATTTTTTGCTCATTACAAACCATTGCCGGGTGGAACATTGGCTAAATGGCAAGTAGCTGAATATCCTTTTGCTAACTTTGCTACTGCGGCAAATGCTGTGGTGCAACAACCTTTAGAAATTAGTATGTTGATGGTTTGCCCTGCTCAAACAGGTGGCGGATATTTATTTAAAACAGCTATTTTGACAGCTTTACAGTTTGCAATTCAAAAACATATTACAACTGGTGGTACTTTTACAGTTATTACTCCAGCTTTTACTTATGCAAATTGTTTGCTAACAGGCATTAGAGATATAACTCCTGCTGGAGATAAACAAGTTCAATATATGTTTCAATGGGATTTTGTCCAACCATTAATTACTACATCACAATCTCAATCTGTTTTGGGCGGTCTGATGAACAAAGTTTCAAATGGATTGCAAACAACTGCTACTTGGACACAAACTCCAAATGTAGATATTAATTCTTTTGCGGATTGATTATGACTATAATTAATTTTAATCCAACCCCTTTTGCAAATTTTCAATTTAATCCCACATTAGATGGCGTTAATTATGTAGCTATTTGCACTTGGAATATTTATGCTCCAAGATACTATCTTAATATTTATAACAACAATGGAACTTTAATTGTTACAAATCCTCTTATTGCTTCTCCTGATGATTTTGATATTAATTTAATTTATGGGTATTTCACTACTTCAAAAATAATTTATAGGGAGAGTAGTAATAATTTTGAGATAAGCCCATGAGATTTTATGACATCACCATTACTCCACCATTAGAAGAACCAAAACGATTTAACGCTTTTAGCTTTAGCTCACAATCAGGATTTGGATCAGACAATTATTCTTGTCTTAAAGTAGATTTAGATATTTATCAAAATGCGTATCATCAATATGCTTCTAATGGTTATGTAAGGGTTTTTGGTATCAATTTAAAAGATTTAGGTCAAATTGGAAATTACAATCCAATAATTACTCCAGATGGCAAAAAAATTCAACTGTGTGGAATTATTATTCAAGTAGGAATGTCTAAGGGTTTACCCTATGCCAATCCTAGACAAAGAGGGATAATTCTTCAAGGTTCAATTCTTCAGGCTTTTGCCAATTGGCAAGGAACAGAAGTTACATTAGATTTAGTTATTGTTCCGGGATATGTTGATCCTAATTCTTTACGCAATATTCCTTTAACATTAAAAAAAGATCAAGAATTAACTGTTGCTGTAAAACAAGCCCTTAAAACAGCTTATCCAACAACAAACATTAATGGATCATTTAGTAATGGATTGAAATATACCGAAGATACACAAGCTCAAAACTTTGATTTATTGACACTTTCAAGTACAGTAAATCAAATTAGTAAATCAATTAAAAAAAACCCTACTTATACAGGAGCAGTCATTACTTATAATGCTGAAGGGTTTTTTCTAACTGATTCTGCCATTACCCCAACTGCTACAAGGCAAATTGCTTTTACTGATGTTATTGGAAATTTAACTTGGCTTGGAATCAATACTATTCAAGCAAAAGTAGTTATGCGTGGTGATTTAAATATTGGTGATTATATTTCTTTTGAATCTGNAATACCTGTTTTGAATATTGTTAACAATAGTTCTCAATATAGAAATAAAATTTCATTTAATGGGGTATTTTTTATTACAAAATTACATCATACTGGAAGCAGTAGACAAGCTGATGGCAATGCTTGGGTAACAATTATTGAAGCAATTATTCCTAATTTACCAATAAGTCAAACATGACCGCTGAACAAAAAACGCCCTTTGCGGTATCAATAAGTGACTATGTTCAAAGTAAACTAGAACAAAATAGGCAAAATTTTGGCTGGCAATTACCTTGCAGAGTAATAGCTGTTAATGGGGCAATTGTTACAGTTAACTTTGAAATTGATACAGGCGGTCAATATACTTTTCCGCCAGTTACTTGTCCAATAGCTCAAAGTATATATGTGCGATTACCTGTACAAATTGGCGATTTGGGTATGTGCATATCTGCTGATGCAAGATTAGGCGGTATAACAGGTCTTGGAGTAAAAGGTGCATTATCCCCTTTAGGGCTTCCATTTAACCTTGGTGCGCTTGTTTATGTACCTTTAGGAGCTAATGATTGGTCAGCAGTAGACCCTAATGCAGTTAATATTAATGCTCCCAATGGGGTAGTGCTTAGAGATACAGAAAATAATTGCACAATTACTTTAACCCCTTCAGGCGTAACTGTTGCCATTGGAAGCACTAGCTTTCTTGTGGAAAGTGTTGGTGTTACAGTTAATGGTAAATTTACAGTAAATGGTAATGTTGAAACTACTGGAACTTTGACCAATAATGGCGTAAATGTTGGAAGTACCCATGAACATAGTGGCGTTCAAACAGGCGGAAGTAATACAGGAGTACCAATATGAGAACTTATGGTGTAAACCCCGATACAAAACAATGGGTAGAAGTAACTCAAACTAGCTATGTATGGCTGGCTACTTTGGCTCAGACTTTAAGATTAAACCAAGGGGAAAGCCCTTTTTATGCCAATTATGGTATTCCAGCGCAAAATTCTGTTCATACTCAAATTCCGCCTGATTTGGCAGTCAATAGAACTCAGACACAATTTGCTCCATATTTTGCTAGTTTGACAGTATTAAAACAACAAAATGCGGATCATCCAACTTATAATGTTAATGCTGTATTCCAGAACGGAACAACTATTTCAACAATGGTGGCAAGTTAATGGCTCAAATTACCTCTGCTGGAGCAATACCAGCTTCACCAACAGACCTTCTTAATGCCGAAATTGCGGCGGCTACAGCCCTTGCTCCCGGTTTAACAGCTAACCTTCCGGGTAGTCTTATAGAGGACATGGCTTCTACGGCTACTGGTGCTGTTGTTGTTCAAGATCAAGCTTTTGTAGATTTGGTTAATTCTATTAGCCCTACAACTGCAAACCCTTCAATTCTTTATCAATTGGGGCAAGTCTATGGCGTTCAACAAGGTCAAGGTTCTAATACTTCCGTTTATGTTGTGTTTAGCGGTCTTGCTGGTTTTGTTATTCCTATTGGATTTACTGTTTCTGATGGAACTTATCAATATACAGTTCAGGATGGCGGAATTATTGCTTCTTCTGGTCAAAGTTCGCCTTTATATTGTTTAGCAACAGTTCAAGGTTCTTGGGCTGTTCCAATCGGAACTGTTACGCAAATTATTACTTCAGTACCAGCAGGGTTTACCCTTACTTGTACCAATCCATCTGCGGGTTTACCCGGACTAACTGCTCAATCTATTGCTTCTTATCAAGCTCAAGTTATGCAAGCTGGAATGGTAACTGCTCAAGGTGTCCCAACTTTTATTAAATCTCAACTGCAAAAAGTTGTAGGAGTACAACCTAATTTAATATCTATTCGTTTGGTTTCTACCAATCAATGGGAAATTATTTGTGGCGGTGGAGATCCATATCAGGTGGCTAATGCTATTTTTAATTCTGTCCCTGATATTTCTAATCTTGTGGGTAGTACTTTATCAGTCACTAATATTACTACTGCAAATCCGGGTGTTGTTACTACCGATCTAAATCATGGATTTGCCACAGGTCAAGTCATTACCATTGCTGGAGTAAACCCAACTTGGTTCAATAATACTTACACAATTACTGTAATTAGTGAAAAAACATTTAGTTTGGGCGTGACTACAGTAGGTCATTCTTATGTAAGTGGCGGTGTTGTAACACCTAATTTACGAAATGTAACTGTAAGTATTGATGATTATCCTGATACTTACAGCATTACTTTTGTAAATCCACCTGCACAAACTGTTTCAGCTACTATTACTTGGAATACTATTTCTACAAATTTAATTTCTCCAAGCTCTGTAGCAACTTTAGCCGCACCAGCAATTGCAAATTATATTAATTCTATTCCAGTAGGTCAGCCAATTAACACTTTTGAATTGCAAGAAGCCTTTCAAATGGCGGTTGTAGGAATTTTGTCAGTAGCTCAAATATCTAAAATAGATTATGTGGTTGCAATTAATGGAATTGATACTTCACCAACTGCTGGAACTTTATTGATTTATGGTGATCCTGAAAGTTATTTTGCCACTAATGCTGGATTGGTTACAGTAGTTCAAGGCTAATATGCTGACACAAGTGCTACCAGCTTATCTTTATCAACAATATACGCAAGATCCGTATAGTGAAGATTTGCAAGCATTTTTTACTGCTTATAACAATGATTCACAGGCTAGACTAGATGCTACTAATAGCTTAAATTTGCCAATTTACACAAAGCAATCTGCTCCATTATTGGATTGGACTGTTTATGGCATTTATGGATACACAAGACCAACTATCGGAACTCCAACTCAATTTTCACCTTTAAATGTCTATAATACTGTTGCTTACAACACTATTGCCTATTCACAAGACACAGAAATAGCACCATCTAATTATTATTCTGTTAATGATGATATTTTTAAACGGATTGTTACTTGGAATTTTTACAAAGGCGATGGATTTCAATTTACTTGCCAATGGTTAAAAAGAAGAATTAAAAGATTTTTATTAGGGGTTAATGGAGTAGATTTTCCAATAGATAATACTTATGAAATTAGTGTAACTTATGGGTCTAATAATGTAATTAACATTGTTATACCTCACACATCTGTTAGTGGAATTTTTGAATCTACATTACTTTCTGGTGTATTAAATGTTCCGTTTCAATATACTTATACTATTGCACTTTCTGGAACAATTTCTTGGTTAAATAATTCTAGTGCAACAATTGGATGGATAAATAATTCCAGTATGCCTATAACTTGGTATTCTGTTGAATAAAGGAAAATAATTATGTCAGTTCCATATACTTTTGCAACAACAGCAACACCACTTCCTTTATCAGAATTGGATGCTAACTTTGCAACGCCAATTACTTTAGGCAGTACAACAATGATTNTGGGTGGTACTTATACAACTATTTCTGGACTAACTTTAACTAGCCCTACTTTAACTAGCCCTACTTTAACCAGCCCTACTTTAACAAATTCTGAATTAAATGGAACTACTGTTATTGGAGATTTTTCCATAAATGAATCTAGTGGAAAATTGTATTTTTATTATGGAACTACGGCAATTTCATCACTAGATTCTTCTGGTAATTTTATATCACTTGGTAATGTTTTTGGTAGTGGTACACCTTAATTTATAGGAGTTTAATATATGGCATCAACATCAATAGGTAGTACTGGGGTAGTATTCCCAGACACAACTACTCAAGCAACTGCAGGAACTTCCAATACACTTTCAGCAGGTACAGGTATTTCTGTATCTAGTCCTACAGGCACATCAACCATTACTAATACTGGTGTTACTTCTGTTGCCGCTGGAACTGGTATTTCTGTATCAGCTTCTACTGGTGGAGTAACTATTTCTGCAAGTGGTGGCTCAGGCTATACGGCTGGATTAGGCGGTCAAGCCTTTAC